CGGTGATGAAGTGGACATTGCGAGCCAGGCGATCGAGCTTGGCGATGACCAGGGTGGCCTTGGTGCGCTTGGCTGTGGCCAGGGCAGCGGCGAGCTGGGCGCGATCGTTCTTGCGGCCTGACTCGACCTCGGTGAACTCGGCCACCAGCTCGGCCTGGCCAATGTGACGGGCAACAGCATCGCGCTGGGCATCCAGGCCAAGGCCTGACTGGCCCTGGCGGTCGGTGGAGACACGGTAATAGGCGACGAATTTTATGGTGTGGGTGGTCATGATCAGGCCTCCACCGCAGCGCTGATGATGGCCTTCATCTCTGCAGACTTGTAGGCGGCGAGCGCTTCATCAAAGGATTGGAAGACGCGACCTTGGCCCTTCCAGACCTTGTGCATTGCATTCTTGCAGCAGACCCGGATGTAACCCAGCTTGCTGGCATAGACATAGGCAGATGTCTTGCCACAGTCGGCCTCGAAGTACTTGCCGCTGCTGAGGGTTTCGCTTTTGAAAATGATGACTTGCATTTTGAACTCCTGTTTCTCGGTGGTTCTGGTATTGCACTGTGCAACACCATGAGCGAATTATAAGCACAGTCAAACAAGCCTGTCCAATACCCAAATCCCACTATTTTCTAGGGGTTTACCCGAGCATAAGTGATTGATCTGGCGCTAGTCCAATCACCAACTGTATGATGTGCAACCACCGCGATACATGGAGAAGCAATGGACACACACACAAACAAGCCTTTCATGGTGCGGCTGCGGCCTACCACCAGAGAGCTGCTGGACAGGGCTGCAGATGATCAGCGCCGCTCACGCGCCAGCATCATTGACGAGCTTATCCGCGATGCACTCACGCCCCGATATGCCGATGTGAATGACAGGCTGGCCAGGTTGTTCCAAGGGGCACAGCGATGACCAGGCAGGACGCAACACTGCTGCTGGACATGGCCAAGCAAGGCGTGCCCCTGCCCTGCGAGGTGGTCACCTGGGCGCTGACAGTCACCGGGGACGCAGAGCAGCGCAACTGGCGTGCTGGCAGTGAGGTGGATGAGTTTGTGCATGCACTGCGTCAGGGTGGCCTGCTGTGAGCTCGGTCATCCTGGCTCTGGATCTGGGCACCACCATGGGCTGGGCCTGCAAACCTGCAGATGGCCACATGGCGCATGGCTGGATCTCGCTCAAGGGTGGGCGCTTCGAGGGTGGCGGCATGCGCTACCTGCGCTTCAAGCACTGGCTGCAGGAGCTGTACACCAATGCAGGGGACGTGAGCGCCGTCTACTTCGAGGAGGTCAGACGGCATGCCAGCACCGATGCAGCGCATGTCTACGGTGGTCTGATGGCCACGCTGACCAGCTGGTGCGAGAGCAGAAACATTCCGTACCAGGGCGTGCCAGTGGGCACCATCAAGCGGCATGCCACGGGCAAGGGCAACGCTGACAAGGCCGCGGTGATGGCCGCGGTGCGCGAGCGTGGCCACCCAGTCACAGATGACAACGAAGCAGACGCAATCGCCCTGCTCTATTGGGCGCTGGAGAACGAGCATGAATGACGACGAAATAGATTTTGACGAGCACGACGAGACCTACTTGCGTGGCTGGCACGACGGCAGGGAATCGGTCACCAAGACCAAGGAGCACCTGCAGCGCCAGGTCGCCCTGCTGCAGGACTTGCTGCAGACAGAGCGCCAGGCCAATGCCGACCTGCGCGAGCTGCTGGACTATGTGCGCGGCATTGCGCTGCAGCTGGACAAAAGACTACTGAGGAGAAACTGATGCCAAGACCAAAGAGTGAAATCACCGCAGCCAATGTGTTTGTGGGCTGCAGACTGACGCCAGCACAGCGCGAGATGTACAAGGAGCTCGGCGGTGCCAAGTGGCTGCGTAAGACGCTGGCCATGGAGCTCGAACGCAAGTGGAAGCAGCCAAGCCTTGGCCAACGGCTCATTGATGCAATCAAGCTCAAGTGAAGGGACTGCCATGAGAGGACAAAAAGTAAAAAGCATTTTGGGCGAGAACTTGATGGCAGTGAACCCAGATCTGAACAACACAAAGGCAATGGCCGTAAGAAAAAAGATGTGTTGGAGTTGCCAGCAAGAGAAGTCACCTGTTGGTGGCCACATAAAGACATTTAAGGGTGGGCCAATGAAGTTCATCTGCAAGGAGTGTGTAACCAAGAGAGAGGCTGTTAAGTGAGCCTGTCAAACCACCAGATCTTCATGCTCAAGCACTTTGCCATGGGCTGGCGCTTCAAGCTGTTTAATGACAAGCCAGGCAGCTGGTCAACCTACTGGTCGCTCAGGCGCCGTGGGCTGGTCACAGCTGGCAGCGTGGTCACAGACTTGGGTCGCAAGGTGTTGGCCAAAGAGCTGCAGCTGCAGGCCAAGCGTGAGAGCAAATGCTGAAGAGATCATGGAAGCCACACTACCCAAAGCACAAGGGGCCGCTGCCAGAGCGCACAACGCTGGAGCGTGCTGCAGCCAGAGAGTTGCTGACAACCTGGCAGCACACGGGCAACAAGCAGCTCATCGAGCGCCATCTGGCCAGCATGGACAAGCTCTATGGCCAGGGAGCCGAGCAGCGCATCAGGCAGCACATGCGGGAGATCAACCGGGATGAACGCCATGGTTGAGCCACAAGCATTTCAGCTGCCAAAGCAACCCAAGGTCAGGCAGAAGGACGCGCCACCAGATCAGCGCAAGATCGCTGTCATACCAATCCGCGCCTGCACAGACCCAGAGCTGACACTTGGCATGATGCGAACCCTGGTGCTGATCTGCAGCTACATGAACCGAGCAGGCATCACCTGGGTCAGCCAAGCCAGGCTGGCCACAGACCTGAAAGTAAGCCAGCAGGCCGTCAGCAAGCACCTGGTCAAGCTCACCAAGTCAGGCTATCTGGAGGTCATCAGAAAGCCCATACGTGGCCAGCGCATGACAACCTGGCGCGTCATCTTCGACAAGTCAGTTGACCTGGAAACAGCAGTCGCAGTCACCAGCAGCATGGAAGACACACGGCCACCACACATGAAGGAGCAGCAACAAGAAGATCTCACACCAGACCCAGAAGGCCAACGCAGAGTCGCCCAGCTAATCGCCAAAGCACTCAAGCAACCACCAAAGAAGGAGCACACCATGCCCAAAGAAGGTCAGACCAGGACGGTCAAAGCTATGCACCAAGAGATTGCCAAGACCAAACAAAAGCGATCACCAAAGGGGACTCACGCACAACCTCCAGAGGTTGTACACCACGCACAACCTCCAGCTGTGGATAACTCAGCCCACGCACAACCTTTTGAGGGGGTTCGCACAACCTCTGAAGGTTGTATAGAACACAAGAACAAAGGGTATATAGACAGTATTAAGGTAGATATATCTAACAAGTCTAATACTGTTCTAAACAACCAAAGTCGAGTTGAACTTCGCAAAGCAGGTTTGAGCGATGTCGAAATCGATGACAACCTCGAGCACCTGCTGGCAGCGTATGAGGCCGAGGGCCTGACACCAAACCCTGACCGCCTGGTTGGCGAGATCCTGCAGCTGTCCAAGGTCGGCTCATGATCGGATACCGATTCCGCGGGATGCAAGGCACCTGCAAGGCACGATCATGGGTGGGTCAAGGGGTAGGTAGCCACTCGACCTTTCATCGCGTCCTAGAGCGTTCTGTGCGGTCTGTACTGAAAACCAAACGAACGTATGGATTCTGTACAGCCCAGGTCGCGCCCACCACAACGCGCCCGTCAACCCGTGCGGTATCGCGCCCAGGTGCGCCAGCGCGAGACCACCCTTGCCCCCCCCCGGCCCTGGACTGGTCGGCGGGGGCCCCTCTGAATTTTTCCCCACTTTTTTCAGATCAGTGGAAACCCTGATCCTCAATGTCAGTAATCGCTGACAATCAACCAAAAGGAGTTTTTGATGGCTTATGAGATGAGACCTGGACAGGGCAGCCTGTTCCGCAATGAGAAGAAGACGACTGACAAGCACCCGAGCTTGAAGGGCAAGGTGATGCTGCCCAACGGTGAGGTGCGCTGGGTATCTGGCTGGACGAAGAAGACTGCTGCTGGTGACAGTTGGATCAGTCTGAGTATTGGTGAGCTGGCGCAGCAACAGTCGGCTGTACCGCCGTTGGACGCGCACAACCAGGCCAAGGGTAACGGCTACCAGGCTGATGACGACATACCTTTTTGAGCATGACTAGAAGCAGAGTGAGCAACCAGATCCCCAGCTTGAAGAACTGGGGTGGTGTGCGTTCTATTGAGCGCAGGCTGGAGCGATCAAACACGATTGTGGCCAACCGTGAGGCTGTGGCTTATGCGCTTTTGTGCATGGCCAATACGAAGCTGACGGACATTATGAGCTGGGATGAAGAGGGCAATGTCAAGGTGAAGGCGAGCTCTCAGATACCGGAGCATGCGTTGCAGGCGATCAAGAGCATCAA